AGAGCGCCTGGTAGGTGGCGTAGTTGGCCAGCACCCAGGCGTAGTCGGCCGTGATCACCGGCGTCGGCGGCACCGGCAGCTGCGGGATGAAGGCGACCGGGAGCTCGACGACGAGCGCGGGGTCGAAGTCGACGGCGAAGCCGATGTTCAGCGCGCCCGACCCCCAGATCTTGGTCTCGCGGATCGTCTTCTGCTGGCTTGAGCCGTAGTCAAGCCACCCCGAGCGCCAGCGCGAGACGATGGGCTGCCCGCGGTCCTCGCTCGAGCCGAAGCTGCGATGGCCGATGCGCTGCGGGCCCGTGGCGTAGCCGTGGTGAAGCTCGATGGGGTCGGTGCGGCGGAACGCCGCCAGCGCCGAGGCGGCGATGTCGTAGACCGTCCACCACTGGTGCTGGGTGTCGTAGACCAGCAGGCGATCGTTGTAGGTGCGGTTGCCGGTGGGGACGGCCACGAACAGCTGCTCCATGTGCCAGCACATCCGGGCCAGCGCGATCTGGGCGATGTTGATCTGCTCGCCTTGGTAGTAGCTCTCGATGCCGCCCAGCCACAGCGGCGCGAGCTTGTCCGAGAGCAGCACGGGGTCGGTGCCGTTGGTGCGGTAGACGCCCCGGCGATTGAGGAAGTAGACGCCGTCGCGCCCGACATTGACGGCCAGCCGTGAGGCCAGCCCGACCGAGTTGACGACCTCGCGGATGTTGAAGACCGGGGTGCCGTCGCTGGCGGTGCCTTCGCCCCACAGCACGAAGAACTTGGTCTCCTTGAAGATGAAGACGAGCTCGCGCCAGGTCACCGCGGCCATGATCTGCTCGCCGTCGCCGGGCGTCAGGTCGCCGAAGTTGCGTCCCCGGCCGTTGGCGCCGTCGCCGTCGGTCTCCCAGATCTCGGGCTGGCCGGGATTGGACACAAACCAGCGCGAGGGGTTGGTGGCCATGCCGCCGGGGCCCGCGGTGGCCTGCGTGCCGAAGGCCGTGGCGATCAGGCGGTTGGAGGCGTTGGTGCCCGACGTGTTGCCCGGGACGGTGGCGGTGACGGCGAGCGCCCCGGGGCGCGGCATGTTCTGCCCGGCGACGCCGTTGACGGTCGCGGCGGGGACCGCCCAGACGGCACCGTCCCAGCGCTGCACCAGGTCGGAGGCGTTGGCGGCGTAGAGGTACTCCTGCCCGGGCGCGGCGAAGCGCGCGAACGTGTAGGGGTTGCGGGTCAGGCCGGTCTGCGCGGCGATAACGCCGCCGCCCGTGTCGAGTGCGATCAGCTGCGAGCCGCAGCCGGCGATGAGCTGGCGCGTGCCGTCGGCCTTGTAGAACACCGACAGGCTGTCCACGCGCTCGGGCAGGTCGGCGGGCGTCAGGTCCGTGTAGCCGTCGCGCTGCAGGATCGCGCCGTGCTCGGTGAAGCTGACGTTGAGCAGGTCGATCGCCTCGCGCGGGTCGATGGCGTCCGACTTATCGCGCAGGTTCAGCCCGCCCGAGAAGTCCGACAGCGCGATCGGCGAGTAGCCGTCGACGTAGGCGGCGCGGGGCACCTAGTCGTCCTCGGAGGGTGCCCGGGCGCTCATCAGCCTCTGGTGCTGGCGGTTGACGGTCTCGTAGCGCTCGATGATCGACAAAAGGCTCTGATTGGCGATCTGGCGCAGCGCGGCCGCGGCGTTGAAGTTGTCGGAGTCGATGTAGCCCTGCACGACCGCGAGGTCCAGCCAGGTGCCGTGGTAGCGGGCGGGGATCAGCGGGGTGTCGGTGCCGAGCGCGAGCTCGGGGCTCTCGCGCACATAGCGCACCTGCAGGTTAGGTGCGGCGACCGGCCAGACGTTCATGCGCACCACGCCGGCCGGGTCGGGGCCCTGAAGCCACCAGTGGGTGGGGGCGCCGGGCAGGTCCAGCGGCGAACCGTTCTGGGCGATCAGCGCCACATCGATGCCGTAGAGCTCGACGTCGCGGTCAACGTCCTGGACGTAGCGCACGAGCTTCAGATCGCTCAGCGACAGCGGCGCCGGCGCGATGACGCTGGCCTCCAGCCAGGGGAACCGCCAGGCGTCCTCGAAGTCGTTCTTTGCGTCGTTGAGCATCGAGGTCATCCGGCCAGGACTCAGATAGTCAAAGCCCCTGGCGGCGAACTCCGCCTGCGCCTCGGCGAGGTTCATGCCGGGCGGTTCCTGGCGCCTCGCCGGCCGGCCTGGTTCTGCGTCCAGGGCGAGTCGCGGCTCGTCGAGACCGAGGTGCGGGTGTAGGCGTTCACGAGCTCCGAGAGGTGCTCGCGGCGCTCGGCGTTGTCGCGCTGGCGCTCGCGCTCGGCGGCCTCGTGTTGTTTGCGCGGGGCCTCGGTGACCTGGCGGTAGACGTCGCGGTTGCGCAGGTCGCCGGCGCGCAGGCGATCGAAGACGCGGCTGGTCGGCTCGACGAATCCGCCGTGCTCGTCGGTGACCGCAAAGACGCTCATCGGCGCGCCGGGGTTGGCGCGCAGGACGTGGTAGTAGCCGGGGACCAGGGGCGTGCCCGGGCTGATCAGCTGGCGCGCCTTGACCATGCACAGCGCCGGGTCGACCTGCTGGAGCAGCTCGGAGTAGGCGTCGGCGATGGCGCTTGGCTCGCAGCGCACGGTGATTTCGTGCGCGAACTGGGCGCGGCGCTCGGCCAGCACGGATTCGGGGAGATAGAGCTCGGACATGGGCGATGCGCCGGGACCGAGTGCGCGGCGGCCCCGGCGCTGCTCCTCCTACTTGAGGTTGATCGCCGCGGCGTGCGTGTTGCGCCGCTGCACGCCGACGTTGACCGGGTAGACCAGGGCGTCCACGAAGGACGTGTAGCCCTGCCTCCAGCGCGTCGCGCCGCCGGAGCCCTCGATGTCCGACGCCCACTGCGGCTGGGAGACGTTGCCGATGACGCGGAAGATGTCATCGAGCGTGAGCATGAACCAATCCGTGTCCAGCACGTCGGCGAACGCGTCGACGGCCATCCCGTTCCACTTCGGCGAGGACACGGCGCCGGCGGCGAGGTTCTGGTCGCCGGCGAACTGCACCTGGTTCTGCAGCAGGCTGTAGAAATTCGCCTGCTGCTTGTACGAAGTCCACACGGCGCTGCCGGGGGTGTTTGAGTTCTGCAGGACCAGGCGCTGCAGGTTGAGCACGAGGTCCAGCGAGAAGGTCGTGGTCGTCGTGTCCAGCGCCGCGCCCTGCCAGAAGTCATAGCCGGCCGAGGCGGGGTTCAGCCCGCCCAGCGCGCCGGTCCCGACGATCTGGCGCAGCCCGTTCATCTCCGGGTTCGGGGCGGTGGCCGAGTTGGGGTTGGGGACGTAGATGAAGTGCGTCCCCGCCGTGGTCACGATCGCCGCCGACAGCGTGATCGAGGGGGCCGCCGCGTTCTTTGAGACCGCCTGGATGACGACGCCGGTCCCCAGCGCGTCGGTGTCGGCGGTGGTGCCGATGTCGACCGGGAAGTTGGACTGGATCCAGCCGCGCATCAGCGCCGAGTAGCCGTAGTTGGAGCCGCCGCCCTCCGCCGCCGCGGCGACCAGGAGCGGGGTCGTGGTCGAGGCGTTGGTGGCGAGCGCCGCCACGATCCCGTCGCCGCCCGTGACGATCTGCCGGGACATGTGGTGGCGCGTGTTCTCCACGGCGCCCTGGATCTCGAGGTCCTTGCCGCCGACGACGGACTGCAGGTTCCCGCCGGACTGGATCAGCGCTGAGGCCTCCAGCTCGATTTGGAACCACGAGTACGGGAAGGTCCACAGCGCCTGCGCGGTGGGCTGGTTGATCGCCGGGTTCAGCGCGCCGCCGCCGGCGCCGACCGACGTGTAGGCGCCCGAGCGCCCGGAGAGGATCGGCGTCTGGACCTGGCGGCCCATGACGACGCCTCGCCGCGCCTCCAGGCGACCGAGCGGCATGTTCTTGTCCTCGAACTGCTTCTGGAGGCGGTCGGCCGACCAGGCCTCCTTGAGCACGCCGGACATCGTTATTGCTGTCAGGGGCATCGCTTCTCCGTGAGAGGTTGTCGGCCCCGCCCCCGACTACTGCTGCTCGTTTGCCTGGAGCCTTGAGACCATGTAGTCCACGCGCTCCTGGCGGTCGTCGAGGTTGGGGGCCTCTGTTGCGGGATGCCCGACGGCGGACACGTGCGGCGCCTTCTTGGACTCCGCCCACTTGCGCATCCGCTGCGCCTCGTCGGCCTTGACGGCCTCGTAGGCGCTGCGGACGTCGGGCAGCGTCGCAAACGGCGAGTCCGGCGGCTGCTTGAGCTGCGGGATCCCGCCGTAGATGGCGCGGAAGAGGATGTAGTCGCCCTCTTCGGGGCTGAGCTCCGGGTCGAGCGCGTCCAGCTGCTGCTGCAGGATCTCGCCCATGTAGGCCTCGTCCTCAGCCTGCTGCTGGGCGGTCTGGTCCTCCTCGTAGCGCTGCTCGAGCGCCTCCTGACGCGCGAGCATCGCCTCATACGGGTCCTCCTGGTCGTCGGGCTGTTGGGGCTCCCCTTCGGGGCGCTCCCAGCCCAGCAGGTCGGCCGCCTGCTGGCGGGTGTCCAAGTCGGCAGTCTCGTCGAAGTACAGCGCCTGTAGCTGCGCTATCTGCTCGTACTGCTCTCGCT